CGGTAACTTGGTCGCGTGTTTCTTGAAGTTTAGTAGCAAGAGCGGCTTCGACAACTTGTTGTGTCTCTGCTGTCATTACTCCTGACTCCACTAACTGTTTGAATGCGTCCAACATTTATTTCTCCTCGGGCTTATTTTAGACCTTTAATAATTTGCAAGAGACTTTCTTGCAAGTATTTCTGGGCCTTTGGATCTTCTTTTACTTCTTGCGCAACACGGAATGCTCTTGCACCGCCACGAGCATTCATTAAATGTTCGTAAACAGGTGTAGGATAAGCTCCGGGCGCACTGGGTTGAGCAACTACGTCTACAGTAATAATTTCGAAGTCAGATACATGGCCGTTCATGTCATTAACATTGCCGCTACCACGAGAACTTACGCCAAGTTTTACACCGCTTTCGAGCATAGTACGTACTAAGTTACCCATCGGAGTAGGAAGGATTTTCATCTTTCCATATCCATTAGGACCTTCCATCCACATTTGAGTGATCATATGGGATACACGGTCCAAATTTACTTTTAAATCATCGGGATGATCAACTTCACCAAGAACGCTATAGCCGTTTTGAATTTGATCGTTTAGTGTTTTAACTGCACGTTCAATTTCATCAACCGGATATACACGTTGATTAGCATTACGGATACCACCTTGAATAGCAATTCCTTTTAGGTAAAGACTTTTGCCATCTTTGTCATCAGACTCGAGTATAACTCCAGCCTGATCAAAACTTAGGTGTTCGCGTAGATAACTTATTTGATGCATCCTGCTTCTCTAATTATAGTTTTTTCAAGAAAGGCTTGCTAGAACTAACAGATGTTTGTCCTGCTTTGTCGCCTGTACCAGAACCTACTGGACCTGGAGTCTTATTGTTACCAGGATAACCTGCACCAACTTTCTTTAGGTTTTTAACACCAGCAGTACCGCCTGGTTTGCTATTGGCTTCCCAATCTTTGCCAGTGTATTGCTCTGATTTCTCAGGAGTAATACCGTTGTTTACTTTGTTTGGTGTTGTACCAACATTGTGTTGACCGTCTTCACCGTCACCTTGTGCTACGTTATTAGCATTAGCACCAGTTGTTGGCTTACCTTTTCCAGAACTTGCTGGACTTTTACCTTCTGTAGGTGATGGTAATGATTCGCCAGTGTTAGCACCTGCGTATTGACCTTGTGTCTTTTGAGCATTTTTGTCCCAGTCGTTTCCAACTTTTTCAACATACTCACGTGTCATACGACGGCTTTCCATTGTGCCCATCATTTCGTCTGTTTCTTCTTCGTCATCAAAATCGTGATCGTGTTCGATGCCCATATCGGCTTCTTCACTACCCTGAGCTTGTTCTAATTCTGCAAAGGCAGCTTCTAGATCAGCAATAGCATTCTTGATATCATAGATTGCGCTATCTTCTTCTGACTCATGTCCTTCTTCGTCGTCGCCGGACATAACATCAGCACCAAAATCGTCTGTTGCATCACCTGCGGCAAAATCGTGTTCTTCACTTTCGTCGTCCATTTCGTAGCTGTCTTCTAGCTCTTCATGGCTTTCGTCCATTTCTTCGTCGTCTTCCATAGACTCGTCCATTTTTTCATCGTCTTCCATAGACTCGTCCATTTCTTCGTCGTCTTCTTCACGACTTTCATCGGCTTCTTCATCTTCCTCTTCTGAGATAAGATTTTCATAGATATTTCTTGACTTCTCAACAACAATTTCATGGAAAAGCTCGTTGGCTTTTTCCATCTCTTCGTTTACGAGATAGTCTAACAATTGTTCAAATTTGGTAGACATTGCTTTATTCTCCTTAATATGGTTGCGGCAAGGCTGTGTTGTATTTACTAGGTTGGAGAAATATATGCACGAAATAGGCCTAAAACGAGCCGTTTTGACCGTAATGACGCAGATTTTAATCTGGTTTTTTAACTTTTCTGTCTAAAATATTTAGTTTTTAGCAAAAAAAGTTAAACTATCAGTTATTATACGGCTACTTCTGGCGGAGTAGCGGCGTACATTTTACGTACTAAAACTAATTCTTCGTTGTGTTCTTTGTCGTGTGCTTCACTTGCAAGACGTATATCATTTAACATACGTAGTGTTAAACGCATCTTTCTTAGATCACCATTCTTTAAAACACCAGTATCATTTTGACTAAGATAACGATTGTTTTCTTGCGGATCTGCGTGATTCCGATTAAAGTACATAAATTCTTTTAGTATCATAATACAACTATTTATAGATTATCAAGCAGTTGGAGGTGTTTGATCACCGCCTGGAATTTCTCCAGCCATTAGTTCTTCTTCACCTTCTAAAGGAGCAGGTGGTGCATTAGAATCTAATGCTCCTAAATCACCGTTGATGTTATTTGCAGTAATGCCGGCACCACGTAATTCAGCACTTGCAGATGTATGTGCTTCGCTGTCAATGTTTTCATCTCTCCACATTTTTTCATTTTCTGCAATCTCTTCTGCACTAAGACCTAAGAATCGTTTCAATGCAAAACGTTTGCTTACAAATGGAATAGCTACCATGGCAGCAAATGTGTTTACACGAGCAGTATCCATTTCTGCCTGACGATAACTTGCAAAGTTTTGTGGAGGATTAAATCTAATATCAAAAATATTACCATCAATATTAATGCCTTTAGTATGTAGATACACTTTAAATTCTGTATCAAACTCATCGTGCATTAAACTTTGAAGTCGTTCGCAGTATTTGTTGAATCGGAGTTCTTGTATATAGGCTGTCCCGACTCGTCCGTCATTAAAGTTGCTTCCTCCATCATCTGACCCAGTAGGAAGATAACTGCTAGGGATCCTAAGAGCTCTAAAGAGTTTATTAGTAAAGTACTTAAGGTCATCAATTTCTCCTAAATTTGTTCCGCCTGGTAAAATTTCAACTTTACTTCCCCTACCTTCTGCGGTTTGTGGGAAAAAGTAATCTTCGTTAATAGATAATGGATTATAACTTGTATCTACAACACTTTGACTTCCGCCCGTTGAACTAGGAATTCTACGTTGATTAACTTCGTTTTTAACACGTTCTACAAAACTCATAGCCAAGTGACTTGGCATATTACCTACATCAATATAGAACACTCTGCGCTCTGGTGCACGTTGTACACGATAGATAATAATAGCGTCTTCTAGTAATTCTTTTTGTTTAAAAACTTTAAAAATACTTTCCATCAAGCTATTTCCAAATGGAAAATTATTATCTAGTCCTTCACTCATACTAATATGAATAACGTGTCTAGCATCAATTGTATATTGATTTTGAGCTTGACTGAATCTGCTTGAATTAGCATTGGTAGGAAATGATCCAACCATACCTCGTGATCCACCTGCACCACCTTGGCCAGTTCCGTAACCACCACCGAATGTGCTACCACCGCCTTGCTGATTGCTGGGATTAATAGCTGTTGTAGAAAGTGTTTCTAAATTAGGATTAAAATCACGGATAACATACTGTTCGGGCTTTTTACCTTCACTTTCGTTAACAATAATCTTGTCTACTTTTTGTGGATCTACATACATCCAGGCCTGTGTTTCTGGATCACGGACAAAAAATACATCACCATACTTAAATGCATTACGTACAATTTTAAATATACGTTTATCAAATTTGTTTAGTTTTGTCCACTGTTGTAGATATTTTTTAATAATTTTAATTTCAGTAGAAGTTGCTTGTTCTTTAAAGAATACATTAAATGGAGTTCCGTTTTCATCGTTAGATTGTGTGCAAAATTCAGCCAAAATATCTAATGCCGCATTAACTTCGCTGTCCCAATCCATGGTGTCATACTGACCATATCTCTCTAAACGATTAGGGTGACCTGAATAAACATCTGGCAAATAACTAGAATAGTTGGTTCTACTTAATTGCCCGCCACCGCCACCTCCGGCCATTGCTCCGCTAACAGGGCTTAGTTTGCCTGATGTATTCACTGGGGTAAAATAACGTTTCCAACTCATATTATTATGCCATTTCAAATAAATTACCACCTAGTGCTCTAGTAGCATCATAGGTTCTTTTGGTATTTTCTGCAGTCTGTTTTAGTTGTGCTAATATCTGCAAGTTAATAGTATTTAACTGTTGTAATGATTGTGAAAGGCCAGACTGACTTGCAGTATCTATAATTTGTGCCATTTGGCTAGGAGTAATTACAGATTCACCTTCGGCAACATTTAATGTTGCATCTGATTTTTCCCACCAACTTCCTGTCATTCCGATTGTACCGCTGTGTCTTCTGCCGCGACCATATTTTAGGGCATCTTCTGGATTTACAGTTATATCAGATTGATATTGTTCAAATAACGATGTTTTGCTCCTATCTACCCAACCTGCTATTCCCAACTTTTGTAATCCGTGGCCTCCTAATTGTTGCTTTTGTTGATCAAGCCAATTTTGATATTGTTGTGTCTGTTCTGTAGCTTGTCTTAACATTCTTTGTTGTTGACTTTCTCCAAATCCAGTTTTTTCATAGATCCAATCACTGATAGAATCAATAGCAACATCAAGGGCTTTCTTTAGATATGGAGTTATAAAATCAACAATTTTTTCAAATGTACTAATTAAAGTGGGTTTTACTTCTTCCCACATTTGAGTAAATGCAGGTTTTACTACCTTCCAAACTTCGGATAATCCTGAACCGATTCGATCAATTGTAGCAAAAATAGCAGCCTTCCAATCTTGATTTGGACCAAAGGCCGTTTTGATAATATCCACAGATTTACTAAGCCAATCTACTACATTAGTAACTGCAACATACAACGGAGATCCTTCTCTTAAATTTGTACTAATAAATTCTACCATTGCTAAACCGATATTTAAAATAGTTGGCATTAATGGTTGAATAGCTTTGTAAACTAAATTCATCATGCTCATGCCTAATATTTTGATTCCTTGTTCAGTAACTCCTAAATTTGCCGCATAACTATTTGCAGATTTTAACTGATCTAATGCTGTTTCTTCTAGTGATTTTTCAACAGTCTTACTACCGTGAATTATATTTCTTCCAGATTGTATTAGTGCCTGAGGTAGCATTTCACCTTGTATTGTTTGTCCTGCTAGACCTAATTGATCGGCAAATTTTACAGATGCTACTGCTGTGTTACCTAATATAGAAGTAATTTGTTTACTCTTATCAGCAGATGACGCAGTAGATGCAAGTATTGATCTAATCTGAGCACCTATTTCTATACTCATTCCGCCGGTAGCAATTGCAATTTTAGTCGAAGCTTCATTTAATGGAGTATCAATTCCTCTGACTTGATTTTTTACTACATCAACTAAGTCTTTTCCTCCAACTGCTGCCGCAGAGGCTAACGCTTCTCTAACTTCTCCAGCTTTTTCTGGACTTAAACTATCGAGATATAATTGCCAAACCTGATCATCTTCGGCCTTACGAACTTCAGCATCAATTTGGTCTCTACGTTTACCTGTAATTTTACTGAGTTCATCTAAGTTAGTCATATAATCAACAGTTAACTTAACCAGTTGATCTGTAGTGGCCGCATTTTGTTTACCTAATACGCCTTGGGCTTTCATCATTCCTGCTAGCATTTCAGATGCTTGTTGAGCAGTATAACCCATTCCAAAAATTATGTTTTGATATCGACTATCCGGGCCTATTAATTTTGCATTAGCATCGACAAATTTGTTAATACCTGCCTGTACATTTAATCCTGCTGATGCAAATACTTCAGAATTTTTACTAACAACAGATTGAAATTCATCCAATGACAAATATGACCTTGCGGCCATTGCTCGAATATCGTCCAAACTTCCGGCAAAGCTAGCACCAGATTCAGTTAAGTTATGGTATACATCTAATAATAGTTCTTGATATTTAATCATGTCAGCAAATAACTGTGCTAGTGTTCCTAATCCTAGAGGAAGTTGATTGAATACTTCAAAGAAATCACTGAATTTAGCTTTGCCCTCTGCGGCCATCTTTGAAAAATCATATAGTTTAGACCCAAGATTTACAAACTGGCCAATTGTACTTCCGATTATATTTCCCAATGTTGAAAAAAGTTCAGAAAGTAAATTACCTGCACCCTGGAGTGCTTTAAACATTATACCTACAGGCCCTGGTAATCCACTAGATGAGCCTCCAGTTGATCCTCCAGTTGATCCACTAGATCCTCCTCCTGTTCCAGGAGTAAACTTACTCATTAGACGTTGTAAAGTCAGTAAATTAGCATTCATAGCCTGAGCTACTGCTAATAATTCTGCTAGTGTTGCTTCGGTTGCACCGTTCATAGATTAAAAACCACCATTAAATACATAGATAAATAGTACGTCTATTCATTTATAGTTTATTTATCGGAGAAAAAATATGCAGACCGTTTCAGGAATTCCTCGTAATAACCCATTGGCCAATTATATGCGCCAACCAAAAATTTATATCACATTACCTAGTCAAGGTCAATACTGGACTACGGGTAGTATTGTAATGCCTGAATCAGGAGAATTACCTGTGTTTTCAATGACTGCAAGAGATGAGTTGTTGTTTAAAACACCTGATGCACTAATGAACGGACAGGCTGTTGTAGATGTTATACAAAGTTGTATTCCTGCTATTAAGAATGCCTGGGACTGTCCTACTATAGATTTAGATACAATTTTAATAGCGATTAGACTAGCAACATATGGTACTAAAATGCCATTCACACATAAAATTCCTGTTATAAATGAAGAAGTAGAATATGACTTAGATCTAGGAATGTTATTAGAACAACAACGAAATAACTATTGGATTGACCAAGTTGTTATTAATCCTGAATTTATTATTTGTGTACGTCCGTTAACATATAAGCATATGACTCAAACTAGTATAAAGAGTTTTGAAACAACTAGAATACTTAATATGGTCAACGACAATAATATACCTGATGATAAAAAATTAGAAATGTTTAATACCAGCTTTAATAATTTAACCAAAGTAACTATTGATTTATTATCTGAAAGTGTGTATAAAGTTATAACTGCTGATTCCGAAGTCACCGATAAAAAATATATCAAAGAATTTGTTGCCAATGCTGACAAGGATATTTTTGAACAGGTACAAAAACATCTCAACGAAATGAAAAATCACAATGATCTTAAACCTTTAGAATTTTCAACTTCTCCAGAACAACAAGAGCAAGGCGCACCTGTTACCTACAGCATTCCTATTAATTTCAACGATTCTGATTTTTTCGGATGAGGCTTTTGACATTATCTTTGTCAGAAATTGAAGAAGAAATTAAAAAAATTGACAATGAGTCAAAAGCCTTAAGAAAAGATATCTATAAGTTAGCTTGGTTTATGCGCGGTTCTGTTAGTATAGAACAAGCATTTGGAATGGATATAGGAGACAGGAATATAGTCTCCGATTTAATAAAAGAAAATTTAGAAACAACCAAAGAATCGGGCTTACCGTTCTTTTAAATACCTTTGTTTCTTAAACGTTGATCCATTGCCTGGATTGCTGCTTTTAATTGATCAACTTCTTGATCGTTTGAAGATCCTGCGTGAGAAATAGCAGGAGCACCTGCACCGCCTCCTGCTGTTGAGAATGATTGACCTGCTCTAGCTGTATCGTACCCACGTTTAAGTCCGCCTGCTAATGCACCCAATGGGCTTGTAACTGCACCTACTGCTGAGGAAGCAACATCACCTACTCCACGTAACCCTGCACCTATACCTTGACCAACACTGCCTATACCCTGTCCTACACCTTTAAGTCCAGTACCTACATTTTTGGCTAAATCACCGGTAGCTGTGGCAACATTACTTAATCCTGGTTGAACTTTCTTTGCTAATTGTCCTGCATAGTTAGTAATAGCGGGAATATTCTGAGCCGCATTAGCCGCCCCTTTTTGTACAACATTGCTAACACTTTGAGCGCCTCGTCCTAAAGCACTTGCTCCAGCTTTCAAGGCATTACCTACGCCTGCTAGATTTAGCTCATTTACTTGATTTTGTTCGATAATAATTAATTCATTGATTTTCATACAGGAAGTCCCAAAGTGATATGTTTTTATTTATATACTTAAAGTGAACTACGTTCACTTGCTTTATCGCTATCGCTCAAAGCAACTTATTTAATGTTGATTACTACGAAGTAGTTTAAGTATTATCCAGATTCCTTGGTCACACTTCGCCCGCTCAAGGGCGAAAATGACATTATCCGAGTTCGAACAGTCACTTAGTGTTAGAGCAGTTACAGTGGCGGTTGACCGGTACCACG